CTGATCTCACCACGACTGGATGGAAGTGGTTCGTCTCGTCGGTCTACGCCACGGGCGCCGGCCCGCTGCCCGTCGGCTGGTATCTCACGGTCAGCGTCACCGGGCCGCTCGCCACCGCCGCCTTCCACATCGACGGCATCCGGCTTACCGACGACACCTGTGCGGGCATCTACTCGCAGGGGATGTCGGCGATCCAGGGCAACGTGCTCCGCGGCTGCGGGGCGGTCTATCCCGGAGCGAGCACGCGGGCGGCGATCACCGCGAGCAAAGGCAGCGGCACCACCTGGCCTTCGGATGGCGATCTGGTGAATGGGAACGTGATCGATAATGCAGGCCAGATCGGCTGCAACCTCACCAACAACGGAGCGATGTTCACGGGGAACCGCTTGCGAGGCTTCGGCCAGTACGGATTCCATACCCAAGCCACCGATAGGGTGACGGTGACGGGAAATTATATCACGCAGGGATCAGGGAGCTTCGGAAACGACCAGGCCGGGGTCTATCTCATCACCGCCACCAACACCACGGTCGTCGGCAACACCATCTACACCAACTATCCGATCTGGGTGCAGGGCGGCGGCGGGCACGTGCTTGAGCACAACCTTTACAACAAGTCGTGGGGGATGAAGGTTCAGGCACCGGGAGGCGGAGTGGCGCTCTCGACGGCCTCTTATCGTGTCAACGAGGGCATGCTGCTCAGTGCGCCGACTACTCCATCGGTCTACAACGCGTGGAAAGTAAAGATCGGCAGTGGGCTGCTGACCGTCCGCGATAAACAATACGAGCAGGCTGTCCAGGATGATTACGCTTTGACCGGCACACTGGACGCCAATCAGTCCGTTGTTGTCACCATCGTCGCTTACGGAGACTACAATACCTGCGACTTCAAAGCCGTCGCCGGGACCATCGTGGGTGGTGCCGGGGCCACAGCCCCCAGCGATGCCACCATCGGCGCATCGGTCGGCCATCCCGGATGGATGCGCATCGGAACTACCGTGCTGGTCACGGACGCAGGAAAGACGGTCACGCAGACCTACAACAACGCGGTTCGGGAGACGCCATGATCAAGTTCCAAATGAAACAACTCTTCTTCGACAAGATGGCCGTGCTCAGCTCGGTCGACAAGGCCTCGCGCCAGGTGCTCTCCAAGATCGGCGCCTTCGTCAGGCAGACCGCCAGGCAGAGCATCAGGAGGCCGCCGAAGACGAAGGGTAGCACATGGCAGTACATTAAGACCGCATCCGGTCGTCGCATTTACTACAAGCAAAGGGCTTCGGCCAAGCCTGGCAAACCGCCTTACAACCAGAGCGGACTGCTCAAGCGGTTCATCTTCTTCGGCTACGATCCCGCCGCCAACTCGGTCGTCGTTGGCCCGGAGAAGCTCGGCGGCCGCATCTCTGAAACCGCCCTGCCCGCTCTCGAATACGGCGGCGAGTCGACCGCGAAGGAATTCAAATACCACGGGGGCAACAGCCGCCGCACGAAAACCTATCGCAAGGTCCACATCCGGCCTCACCCGTTCATGGGGCCGGCGCTCGACAAGGAGAAATCGAAACTGCCAGCCCTCTGGCTCGATTCGGTCCACAATTAGGAGCCTCAGCAATGTCAGTCAAATATGGACTCGACGCGAAAATCTACTATGACGCCGCAGGCGTCGCCGACGACGTTTGGACCGAACTCACGCGCGCTCGCGAGGTGACGCTCGGTTCCGAGATTGCCGAGGTCGACCTCACCACCAGGGCCAACGGCGGTTGGGAAGCCGCCGGCGGCAAGCTCCGCAAAGGCTCGGTCGAATTGCAGATCCCCTGGGATCCTGCCGATGCCGGCTTTGAAACGTTCGAGGACGCCTATTTCGGCGACACCGTGCTCGGCATCGCGTGCATGGACGGTGACATCGACGGCACGACGCCAGCCAAGGGCCTCAAGGCCGACATGCACGTCCTGAAATTCGAGCGGGCGGAACCTCTCGACGGCGTGCAGATGGCCAGCGTCACCGTCAAACCGACCTATTCGGCCACGCCGCCCTACTGGTGGACGACCCTCGTGCGCGCGCTGCCTGCCCAGGCGGAGACCGTCGTCTCCGACTACATCGATCTCGGCCCTGCCACGCCCGCCGGCACGGTCAAGATCAATGCGCCGGCCCTCACCACCACCGAGCTTCCCGACGGCCAGACGATAAAATACACGCTGCAGACCGACGACAACGCGGCGTTCAGCTCGCCGACAGATCTCGCGGCCGATGCGATCACGCAGACCGGCGCGGGCGGGGCAGGAGCCGCCGCGGTTGTCTACTCTGTCGCGATGCCGGGCACCGCTCAGCGCTACCTTCGGATCTCTGTTGTGAAATCAGGAGCCGGCACCGCCGCCACGAAGAACGGCCGTCTCAGCCTGCTCCAGTAGCAAGGCCGATGACCGAATCAAGGAGATGAAAAATGTCAGTGCGCTACGGACTCGACGCGAAGCTCTACTACGACGTTGCCGGCGTCGCCCACAACACGTGGACAGAATTCGACAAGGCGCGGGAAGTGACGCTCGCCCTCGAAAAGGGCGAGATCGACGTGACCACCCGCGCCAATGCCGGCTGGGAAGCAACCGCCGGCAAGCTCAAGAAAGCCTCCATCGAATTCCAGATGCCGAACGATCCCGCCGATGCCGGCTACCTCGCCTTCGAAAATTGCTACCATTCCGGCCTCGTGATCGGCATCGCTTGTATGGACGGTGCGATCACGACCACCGGCAACAAGGGTCTCAAAGCCGACATGACAGTTTTCAAGTTCGAGCGCGGCGAGCCGCTCGACGGCGTGCAGATGATCTCCGTCACGCTCAAGCCGACCTACTCGGCGACCGCGCCGACCTGGTACACCGTGCCCGCGTAACATCAAGCAACCAACGGGAGCAATCTGATGAAGACATTCGTCGACAACGCCAACCGCACGTGGCAGATCGTGATCAACGTGGACACCGTGCGGCGTGTCCGCGACCTCGCCAAGATCAACCTCCTCGATGCCGTCGACCGCGACCTGATGGAACGGCTCGCCCTCGACCCCGTCCTGCTCTGCGACACGCTCTATGCCATCTGCAAGGCAGAAGCGGACAAGAATGGCATCACCGACAAGCAGTTCGGCGAGGGCCTCGCCGGGGATGCCATCGAGGCGGCCACCGACGCGCTCCTGGAGGAGCTCGCCGATTTTTTCCCGAGCAGGACGGGCAAGCCGATGAAGCTCGCCATCCAGAAGCACAAGAAACTCCAGGAGGCGCTCAGCCAGGGAGCGTGCAGGCGGGTGGAAAGCCTCGACGTGGAGAAGACCGCCGAGTTACTGCTCAAGAACTCTGGCGGTTCATCTGGCAACTCGCCGGCGTCCTCGGAATCGACCCCGGACCAAGAACCCTCCGGGAAATCATCTGGATGGCCGACGCCCGTGGACGGGCCGAATGGGGCCGGTGGTCTTCCCTGATGGCGTTTCTCGCGTCCATGAACACCGGCAAGAAATGCAGCCCGGCGGAGTTCAACCCCTACGACCAGGCACCGGCTGGGCCGAAGCAGAAGGTCAGCATCGACGTATTGAAAAAAGTGTTTGTCGACCGGGACTCGCCTCCCGGCCGCATCTGATGACAATGAAAGGAGCAGACGATGGACAAGGTTCTGGCAGCGTTCTGGACGTTCGCGAACTCGCCGGCCGGCATCACGCTGATTGCCGGCATCGTGCTCTGGATCCTCAACCGGATTTATGCCGCGAAGCCGCTGTGGAAAGCCTACGAGGGCACGATCATCTCCGCCGTCCGCATGGCCGAGCAGCTCGTCCCCGAGGGCACCGCCGGGTCAGGCACGGAGAAGCTGCACACCGCGGTCAGCTTCGTGCTGAAGGTCTTCGAGGAAGTCAACAGCCGGCCTGCCACGCCCGCCGAGCAAGCCGCGCTCACCGAAGGCATCCAGATCAAGCACGACGAGCTCGACCGTGCCGGCGTGCTGGGCAAACCCGACCCTTTGGCGGCGTTGGCGGCGGAACAGAAATTCATTCAATCGGGAGCCCCGAAATGACAGCCGGACTGACCGCGCTCATCATTGCCATCGTGGAGATCATCCTTCGCGCCCTGCTCCCGGCGCTGGTTGAGGGCGCCACTCCTGGCTCCGAGGATGGCGCCCGCCAGCCTCTCCTTCGCGAGCGCCTGCTGGAGCGCGTTCGCGCTCGCTGGTCCTCCGTGTCCATTCCGTCCATCCCGTCCATCTCGTCCATTCTGCTGCTGCTGGCCCTGGCCGGCTGCACCCAAACCATCTACGTGCCCTCCGGCGAGCCTGTGCGGCTGCGTGAAACGATCA